CTCAGGTCGTTGGGAAACAAATCATGGGGGTGAATATTATGCAGCAGGTGTCGGTGGAGCGATTACCGGTCGTGGTGCAGATTTATTAATCATTGATGATCCACATACAGAACAAGATGTATTGAGTGCCACGGCAATGGATAATGCGTATGAGTGGTATACCTCAGGTCCACGTCAGCGTTTACAACCAGGTGGTGCAATTGTTGTTGTCATGACACGATGGTCAGAAAAAGATTTAACAGGGCAATTGATTCGAGCTCAGGCAAAAAGTGAACGTGGTGATCAATGGGATGTCATTGAGTTTCCTGCCATCATGCCGAGCGGTAATCCTGTCTGGCCAGAGTATTGGAAAGCAGAAGAATTATTAAAAGTAAAAGCAGCCATCAGTGAAAGCAAATGGCAAGCCCAGTATCAACAAAATCCTACTTCCGAAGAAACAGCAATCTTAAAAAGAGAGTGGTGGAAAAAATGGGATAAACCCATACCCCAAATGTTGCATACTATACAATCTTATGACACCGCTTATTCTTCTAAAGAATCAGCAGACTACTCTGCTATAACGACATGGGGTGTGTTCCAACACGAAGGAATGCTCGGAACGGGAGTCTTGCTTCTTGATGCAG